CCAGAGCTAAATCGGACCCAACCTCCTTCAACAAAGTTTTGTAATAACGGGGAACAGGAGCTTTACTACCTTGTGAGGTAATGACAGAAGCATGCGGAAAAATATCCGACATGAAAAAATCCCGAAACCAAGAACGGCCAATGCCTTTAGACATAAGCATAAACTCGGGATTAGGCAACACAACTTCACCAGTCACATCATCAATGTGAAGGGGTTCAGGTTGTTGCAAGCCCTTAATCTTTTTCAAGATGTAACGGGCAATGTATGCAGCAGACTCAAAATTAAGCGTACCAATCAAGTGATTCCCGTAAGTCCAAGACTTAGAAACGGAAGCAGATGTGTAGGTACGGTCACCACCAACAGCACGGCCAAAAGGGCTACGATCACCAGAAAAATCAACTCCAAACAACGCAATGTGAAAATGCGGACGTTTAGTCTGATCGCCGTACTCGCCAGAAGCCACATAACGAAACTTGAAACCCGCCTTACGCAGACGCTTAAAAAAGCGCTGCAGGTCCTCTTTAAAAAGTTGACCATGCTCGGGAAGCCAATCATCGTTATACGTGAGGTTCAGCATACAAGACACCTGATGCATCTGTTGCTCGTGAGTGATGCGAATGGCCCATTCTCTCGAATAAGCCAGCCTGCACTCTATACACTGTCCGCACTTGATAGGGCCGTGTTGAGGGTGTGACCAAAGGGTTGAGCACACCTAGGCCTTATAGACGGATACCGCCACGCATAGGACCAGCAGTGATGTTGATCAACTTAGTGGTCTTGACGTTGCGCTTAAAGCTTGTAGCACTTGCGTGCTTGTTAGCATTGTGACGATGTAAAGGTTTCATGATGAACTCCATTAGAACAGAAAACAAAAAGGTGTCAATAGGCACAGTTACATCAAGTAGCGAACTGTGCCAAAAGCAGCTTTACGCTGCAGGAACGACATCAGCTGGAGGACTCTCCTGGGGTTGCGGTACCGCAAGACCCAGGCGAACCGCCTCACCAGCATTGTCAGGATTAGCAAAAAATTCCAAAAATTCCTGAGGGGAATTGTGAAAACGGGCGCGAAGCTTAGCATCCATACGCATGAAATTCTCGTCCGCAGCGCGAACAACATTCATGGCAGACTGAAAATCAAAAACGCCCTCATAGTCAACATACTGGGGCATAGAAGCTGGCTCAGGTAAATGACCAGTCTTCATAAAACGATCAACAATAGTGTTGATATCAGATTCCTCTTTAAACTGCTGTTGAGTCAAAGACGAATCCAAACACTTAAGACCCGTCTCATTAGAACGGGCATCGTGATTATCATAAGCAGAAATAAACTTCATAAAAACTCCTTAACGTTTAAGCATACGGAACGTAGAAATAAGGGCATCAATAATCCCCTTGTACTGACCAAACTCTTTACCAAAATTCTCAGCTTTGAGAATAGCAGCTTTATCAAGCGACAACAAATCACCTTCGAGCATCGTCTTAACAGCCATCCAGGACATCTGTTTAGCACGCTGCTCTTCAGTACCAATCTGAAAACCAGTCAACTCAGTAGCAACACGGAGTTGCTTAGCAAGAGCAATCAAACGATCACCTTCAAGAGGAATATTCTTAATCTCCTCTCGAATCTTAGCGGCTTGATGTTCCATCAAACCCATGTGAGTACGCTTCTCCGAAGAAGTAACACCAGCAAGCTCAGTCTGAGCTTCAACCAAATAACGCTGAGCACGTTTAACAACAGTCTCAGCACCAATATTTTCGGTCTCAGCACCAACTTTATAAACTTGCTTGTTAGCAAGAGAAGTACGAGAAGCAGACTCAGCAGAAGAAATACCAGCAGAAGCGGCATTCTGCATAGGAAGAACAGTACCAGAAGGAGTAGAAGCACCACCACCCTTAACGTAAGCAAGCATAGGATTGAGGCCAGAAGCCTCAAGGTCCTTGATCTGACGTTGATAAGCAGTGTTGCTCATACGCTCCTGAAAAGCAGTGTTTTCACGAGCGAGCTGGGCGTTCATCTCATTGGTTTGTTGTTGACCTTTATAAGCTGCAGCGCCAGAAGCGGCAGAAACAACGTCACCAAAACCAAAATTAGAAAGAACACCCTTAGCAGTGTCAGCAAGCCAATCAAGCATAAAAGCCTTTCGGCTCATGCGGTGTAAACCGCACGAGCTTAAAAATGATCAATAAGACCAGGAACAGAGTACATAGGCAGAGGACGGGCAGCATTAATATTAAAAAAGGCATCGAGAAGTAGCTGCTGTCCATTAGCACCAGAACCAACAGCCAAGTTGCGAGCAAGAGGCGGAGTGTCCTGTATAAAAGTAGAATTAAGAGTAGGCAAAGAAGTAAACTTCTGTGCATAATGCCACGGGTCAATAGTACCCGCAGCAGTAGAACGGAAAAGACCAGTAATCTCAGAAGGGTTGTAGCGATACTCAGCCCAACGCTCCTGATAACCGAAAACCTGTGAATCAGTAGAACCACCAGTCACATAAATTTCCTTGTTCAAAATAGCTTGTTCACCAAGCATAGCAAACACAGGAAAATAATAATCGTAACGAGTAGAACGCGACCAATGTCGACGAAGACCTTGCTGATAAGTAAGATCAGCGCGAACAGAAACAACACCAATCACATAACCGTGTTCCACGAATGATTGTGTAAAACCATGGCCTTTAGCCATGTAAGTACCCATAGCAGCCAAATTACCTTGAGGTGTAGTAGAACCAGAAACACCAGTAGAAGAAGTCTGAGCAATGGGAGAAATATTGATCGGTGTAGAACCACCGCCCAAATATTCAGGACGCTGTAAACGAGCGTCAGGGGATGTAACCCCAAAATGAGAACGAAGAATCTCGGTGTAGCGTGTACCACCACGAGCATCACGTTCAAGCAGCTTTTGAATCTGAAAAGACTGACGAAGCTGATTAATAGTGGCAGCAGTTGCAGCAGTCAAATCAGCATAAAGACCACCAACAGGGTCAAGAGACAAACCAGTGGCAGAGTTATCAATATTACCAGAGCCACCAGGAGTAACACGCATGTTGCCACCAGCAGCCAGCGTATTAGTACCAGGTACATAAGCATTCCAAACAGCAGCGTTAGAAGTGCGAACAATAGGAGCAGACGTGCCCAAAGGCAAGGTTACAGCTGTACCGCCTTTTTGGGGCCACGGCAGCGAGCCAGTGAAATAATCATGACGCTTGCCACGTCGAAGGATTGCATAGTTAGTAGCGGCGGCGGCGTCAGGGCCATCGCCTTTGTCAACCACACGGGAATTCTGAAGGTTTTCATCACGGAACCACTGGTTGTAAATTAAATTATAGGCACGGGTAGGTAACGCCGAATGTGAAACCGTATTACCAGCGCCGACTTGACCAATCGTCGGAAGACCAAGGTAGTCTTGTAAGGACCCGATAGCGTATCCACCAACTGGGGATACTTGTTGAGGGATAGTGTAAGAAATGGAATCGGCAGGATTATCCTGCTCTCCCATAAACTTAACCCAATTGTTCCAAACCAAACGATTAGGAACAAAGAAGAAGAACGAGTCCAGATGGAGATTATCCATAACTGGAAAAATGGGGGTCGCCAAACGACCGAACATAGTGACGTTGACATTAAAGGTATCACCGGGCAAAACCTCCTCACACATGATAGGAACAATCAGACCACTATCAAAAGTAGTCTTAAGAGTTTTCTGCATAGCGAATCGAGAACGGGGGATGTCAGCACGGGGGACCATTGCAAAATTGTGAGCATCAACCGATTTGTTGTGGAACATAAAAAACTCCAAAAAGAAAAAAGCACCCCCGAAGGGGTGCAAGGGTCAGACAGACTGCAAAACATCCTTGGCACGAACCAAGACCTGGGGAGAAGAAATAGAAAATTCGCCGGTATTATCGTTAAACTCACCGAGCAAATAAAGATCGAAGTCATCAGGATGCTTATTCAGCTGATTATCAGCTGCAGCACGGTTGACTTCATCAGTAAAATCGCGAATAGCAACATTGCGATGTGGAACAAAAAAAGGACGGTTAAAGACTTCAGCTGCGCGATCTTTAACACAAACAACGAATAAATGCATGATATGACCTTAATAAATTATAGATTACGTTTAGATAAATTAGAACGAGAAGTAGAAACAAGAGAACGAGAAACCTTACGAACAGGAAGATTCTCAAACGCTAAACGCTCAACTTCCAACTCGGCTCGCGCCGACGAACGATACTGCATGTCCAGAGCTAAATCGGACCCAACCTCCTTCAACAAAGTTTTGTAATAACGGGGAACAGGAGCTTTACTACCTTGTGAGGTAATGACAGAAGCATGCGGAAAAATATCCGACATGAAAAAATCCCGAAA